GCGTGATCCGTCATATCTAAATAATCTATTAGGTAAAAAGTCAGTACGTAAAAAGTAATCACCAATTTCGTTTGTTGTAGGAAACTGTATACCATTACCAAATACATTACCTACTGGAGGCTCACCATCACCGTAGTTAACAAGATAACCACTGTATCCTTCTCTACCTTCGACACTGTTTATAATTTCGCTTGTGAGGTTTTCTCCGTCAATTTCTTCCAGGGCAACTGTTCCGTCTTCTTTGCGCTCTACAGTATAGAAGTGACTGGTTTCGTATCCAGACAAAGGAGCATCAACTTCTGCTTGTGCAATCACAGCATTATTAATTTGCATTTCTTTATCGTAGGTACTAAGTACATCACGTAATGTAGTATCAGATTCTTCATCGGCTGGTAAGTCTAAAATATCTTTATATTCTTGACCATCGTAAATTTGTTTTAGTTTTAGCCTGTATAAATGCGGATACCAAGTATGGCTAAATCCTTCACTTGCACGACTCACATCTTCGATAACATAAAAGCGTTTAAGAGCAACTGATGCATCATTTAGTGCATGTTCATCTTTAAGATGCGGTAATTCAACTACATCACCTGCCAATGGTTTACGCCCAATAGTCTTTACAATGCTATTAATATGTACAGTCATAAACAATGTATCGTTTGATAAAAACAATCCAAATTGACTTAGATCAAAGTCTATATCTTGTACATTATAGATAGCTCTATGCGTATATACATCTACGTCATACTTTCTATCTCTATTTTCTAAAAATAGTAAGTCCTGTATGTTAGTAGGATTTAATTCATCGTACTGCGGTTGCACAGCATCGGCTTCACCTTCTGGTAAATTACCAGATCCTAAGTATTTGTGGATGTGTATATCAGTACCACCTACAGTAAACATCTCCGCGATTTGTTTGTCAAGGAAATGGAAATCATTTGTTTTTTCGGGTTTATATAAAGACAGTCTTGGCATATACATATTTATCCGTAGGATAAATACTATTGGAGAACTGAAATGTCTAATTTATCAACACAAAAACAAGAAGTCTTTGACTATGTAGCTGCTTTCTTAGGAGGCGGTATGGTTGACGTAGAGCTCGATCCTATACACTACGAAACAGCACTTACAAAGGCGTTGACAAGATTTAGACAGCGTTCAGATAATTCAGTTGAAGAATCATATATGTTTATGCCTACAATTGTAGATCAAAACGTTTATACACTACCACAAGAAGTTATTGAAGTAAGACAGATATTTCGCAGAACTGTAGGTGCTAGAACACAAGGCGGCACTGGTGGTTCAATGTACGAACCGTTTAATTTAGCATACACAAATGCTTACTTGTTGTCAGCAAGTAAAATGGGCGGACTAGCAACATATGATATGTTTAGTCAGTACCAAGAATTAGTAGGCAGAATGTTTGGATCACATATTGAATTTAAATGGAACACAGCAACAAAAAAATTAACTATTTTACAAAGACCACATGCTGAAGAAAACTTAATGTTATTTTGTTATAATTATAGACCAGACGAAGAATTATTAAACGATTATCTTACAAAGCAGTGGATTAAAGATTATACTTTAGCTAACTGTAAATATATGCTAGGCGAAGCACGTTCAAAGTTTGCTACTATTGCTGGACCACAAGGTGGTTCTACCTTAAACGGAGATACGCTTAAGGCAGAAGCACAAAGTGAAATGGACAAGTTAGAGCAAGAAGTTTCGCAGCAAGTAGCAGGCGGAGCCGGCTACAGTTTTCTTATTGGTTAAAGATCGTTGTCGTGTATATGCAACTGGATAAGTGCATAGTGTAACACCTTCATTAAATCTTTACGTGCATCGTCCTTACTGCCTTTACGACCGTATCTATTTGAATACTTGTCAACATTGCCCATACAGAACCCAGTTCCGTGCCCACGCTCGATAATTACCTCAGTTGACTGAAATTTATTTTGCGCATAATGGCCTTTGTATGTAGAGTCAATGTATTCTTGAAACTCTTCAATTAGTTCTCGTTCGTTAAATTTATAATCAATAGCCATGTTAATCCTTGTATACTGCTTGTAAGTTCATTTTTAGATCATTCAAGCTATCTTCGTTTGCTTGATACCTAATACCAATACCGCCTTTTTCAATCCATCTGGCAATATTAGTTGGCTTATCGTCAACAAGAATATTTGGAGTTCCTGTTAAGTCGTCAACTGCATGATTCTCTTTTTGACCTGTAAAGATTAAATGTTGCACTTGCGGCATAAAGCCGTGCCTAGTCAACCATACACGTTTGTGATAAGAACTATTTTGATGATCACCTCTCAACGGACTTGAACAAATGCCATAGTTATCACCAGCAAGATCTCTAACAAAATTTACAAGTTCTACTGAAGTTGGAAATAACTCAAGTATATCAAAAAAGTTTGAGTGTTTTAAATCAGTAATTGCTTTTTCTTTATTAGGAAGTTTCTTCCAATGATCAACTCCGTAAAAAGATTCAAGACCTCCGAAGAAGTCTGCAATTACACCGTCCATATCTAAATATAAAATCATGTTAGCCTCTATTATTGCCTATAGTTAATACTAACATCTTTTACTGTTTTGTCAACCTAAAAATCTGGAGTAAGGTCTCCTTGTCGCCATGTATAACCTTCCTTCTGGATAATGCGTTGGCAATTAGCACATACAGTTTTTAAGTTACTAGGTCGACAATTCTGTAAGTCTCCGTCAATATGATATACATTGAATTGCTCTTCATGCGCAGATTTAAATCTACATTTTTCGCAGTATTCTTTTTTCTCATAGCCTGACATAACCCATCGAGGAATACCGTAGCCTATTATGCCATGCTTTAAGCATGTTTCGCATTTTTTGCGATAATACGTTTTGCCTTCTTTTATATAGTTTATAGCAGCAGGTCTTTGATTGCATATACATAACGGTCTCATATTGTATTTATCATACCTTTTCGGTCCCTTTTCCAGCAAGCTAAACTGTCTGTTTTATAAAAATAGCATAAATACATGTGATATAACCTTATAAGGAGAAATATGATGGCATTAGTCTCACCAGGTGTAGAGGTCCAGGTAATTGATGAGAGTTTTTACACTCCAAGTGCACCGGGTACTGTACCAATGATATTTGTTGCAACTGCGGAAAATAAAACTAACTCAGCAGGAACGGGTATTGCAACAGGAACAACAAAAGCAAACGCAGGTGTTCCATTTTTACTAACAAGTCAGAAAGACTTAGGAGATCTATTTGGAGATCCAAGTTTCTATTCAGACACAAGCGGAAACATGATTCACGGTAGTGAATTAAACGAATACGGTTTGCAAACAGCATACTCGTTACTAGGCGTAACTAACCAAGTATTTGTTGTTAGAGCAGATTTTGATCTAGCTAAACTAACACCAAGTGCAAACGCTCCAGGCGGAACACCAGTAGACGGTGCATACTGGTTAGATACACAAAACACAAGCTACGGTTTACTAGAGTGGAATGCAGCAGCAGTAACAGCAGGCGGACAAAGCTTCACAGCAATTAATCCAATTGTAGTAAACAAAGCAAGCGAACTAGACGGCACAATGCCATCAGCAGCAATTGGTGTTATTGGCGATTATGCAGTAGTTACAGCAAACAACATGAACAGAATGTTCTACAAGAATACATCAGGTGCATGGGTACAAGTAGGCTCAGCAGCTTGGAAAGCAAGTTGGCCAACAGTTGCTTCTACTGAAGCAGGCGCTACAGTTCCAGCAAGTGATACTATTGAAATTAATGGCCAAGCAATTAGCCTTACTTCCGGACAAAGTCTTGCAGATGCAGCTACAGCTATGGACGGGCAAGTTAATGGAATCACAGTAAGCTATAATACTAATACACAAGTTTTAGAATTCTTTAGCACAGGTGTTGCTATTACATTAGCAGACACAAACAATACATTATTCGGCGGCTTAGGATTGACAGCAGGAACATACAATGCTCCTACAATGTCAATTGCTCCACATACTAGTGTTCCTGAATTTAAAACAGGCGAAGCAGCAGAAGCACCAACAGGTAGTATTTGGATGAAAACAACTACACCAAACGGTGGCGCTAACTGGAATATTAAATCATACAGTGCTGACACAGCATTATGGTCAACTGTTGCAGCACCAGTGTATACTTCAAATGCAGCAGCATTAAATGCACTTGATTCAACAGGCAATGGTAGTAACTTAGCAGTAGGCGCTACATTTGTAAAAGCAAATGTAAACGATGCGTCACCAGTAGAAGCAGATGCTAAAATTTATAGAAGAGTAGCAGCAGGCGCAACTACAATTACTAGTGCAAAAGTTGCAACTCAAGTTACTGCTGTGGTTACACCAGTTAATGTAAATATTGCAGAAACTAAAGTAGGTTCAGCAGTATTAGATACACCTAAAACAGTA